AACGAACTTGACCGCTCGAAAGCGAAGTCCAGACGTTTCGTTGTCACTGTCAACTGAAGCAACCTGTAGAGGTTCAACAGCCGGTCGCCACACTGAGATCCTGACCTGACGCCAGTAATGACTAAGAGATCTCTCCTCCCAAAGAAGGGTGCCCTCGCGCCGCACTTGAAAGAGCGGCAAACGAGGACGGAGATATCTCCCAGCGTTCCTGGTAGAAAGACCCAATAAACGAGCCTTTCGACGTAACCCAGTAGAATCACCATTCCAACATGGTGCATCCCCAACCCGGTCACGATAATCAGAATCGTCGAAGATTCCTCGGGATTCAGACCACGCACACTCTACGAATGCCGCGGCGACTCCCTTCATCTCCTCCCGCATCTTCTTTGTCAAAACATCCACACGGCGAAGCTCCCAGTCCGGGGGCACCTTTAAGACTTGATCCATAACGGATCTCTTAATAGGTAAAGGACTCTCATCCGGCATCGAGAGATAGAAGGACTCTCTCGACCACAGACTGGCAGCACGAACCTCCGCCTCATGGACATTCAGACCTAATCCCCGGGAAAGGGACCGTCGACTAGCAACGATCCACTTCCTATTCCACTTCAACCACTCCGTCCTAAGCAACCGACGACGAGCGCCAGTAAAGCCCGGACAAAATGATCCCCACCGGCCTCGTAGCGATTCAACCGACCCATCCCTTGCGGAATATCCAAAAGCGGTCGATCTTATCACAGGAACGAGTTTAACCCCGACGGAGTTCGCCTTGAACAAAGACGAATTAAGCGAAAAGTAAGCACGATGAACCATCGTCTTACCCGGTGAGAGGACTAGACCGGCCCCCTTAACTCCTTTAAACCAACGATCAGCGACCTCCGGAGTGGACCGAAAGACAATATCGTCACCATTAACCCTTACGGGTACCTGGTCCCTGTGAAACTTCGTGCCCGTATAAAAACGGAACGCCAAATAATTGACAATACACAACAGGGGGAAGGAGAGGAGGTTTCCCATTAACTGTCCACGGCACTGCTGATAGACAACGGGGTCCATCAGAGCACGAAGTTTCATCCGAAGAGTCGACAACGCGCTATCTCTTATCCCTTTCGGGACGGCGGTGGAGTTATCCAATATGATTTCCAGGATGGACTCCTGAACCTCAGTATTGAGATTATCTGTAGCGGATTCGTAATCACCGCTAACAAATACTTCCCCGTCGTGGAGTTTGAACTCCTTCGAGAACCGACTCGGCTTCGCTTCTCCTCGCAAAAGCCAAGTAAACCGGGACAGTCGGTTGTAGATAGAGGAATGCAACGGACGAAACAAGTTCATCTGGAAATCGGGCGTAGACACGATTCGCTGCTTTCCCCCCGTCTCGACGCAACACACACGAGACGGAGAAAGTATTATCGGGGATTCCCTAGAGAGGAGATCCATTACGTACCTATGATGTGCATCCACTCCACCATAGTTCTCAAATACTTCCATTCTACTCCCACCTTCGTCGCCTTTCCGCTGGGTGCACGACTTTACTGGCACCGTGTTGTTCAGACACGAAGCCGGATAAAGAACGGCATCCCAACCGCACGGAAATAATAAAGGAACCTGCTCCCTCACGTACTCCAAGAACTCTGGATCAGGACGATCCTGAGGGCTTGACATTTTTTCAAGGTACGGAAGAAGACTAGGAACCACCGAAGGTAATGCTTTTCGGTAAAGAAATAGTGACATGCGGATAGACCAACGGGCGCGAGCGCCCAATCTAACCGTTGGCCCATGCCACTCATGCGTAGACCATTCGTCAATAGCCCGGCCACAAAAGCCCTTGACGAATTTCAAGCGTGCCTCATCTCCTTCACCCAATATCGTAGGAACTTCTAGTTTGACCCCGAAGGGTTTCCCTAGAAGTCCACAAAACGATACAAAACTTGAGAGATGAGGACAACCAACTGTGAACCACGAAACCGTTTTACGTTCACAGACCATGGTTTGAATATCCCAATGAGCGATATCCAAGATAGCAAGGCTTTT